CTATGTTTGGGAAGACGGAAAGCCGCCTTACTTCTTCGAAGACCCCTACCAATGAAGCCTTTTGTGGCCGGTTCTAAACCGTGACCACACTATCAACCACCCTTTTGGCGAGCCACGTACCTGGGGTCCCCATGAAGGCGTAGACATCTATGCTAACAGGGGAGACACCATCGTGGCTTGTCTAGATGGTACGGTTGTTTGGGCTAGTAATCAGCGTAGAAGTGGAGGTGATTCAAAGTACGGCAACCACATCATCATAGAACACGATGATGGATGGAGAACCTGGTACACACACCTATCTTTCATGTTGAGTGGTGTTGGAGACAACGTCAAGCGCGGCGAGATGATAGGCGAAGCAGGCAGCACAGGCAATAGCAGTGGCCCACATCTGCATCTTACGGTGCAGCATATAGGCCATGGTTTAGATGGTTTTATTGTTCCGGATGTAGTTGATCCGGCTAAGTACCTCAGATAGAAAAAGGAGAATAATTCAAAATGGCAGTATATATTGGATGGTTTGGTTTAGCGTTGGGGTTGGTTTCCCGCATCTTTGTTCCTTGGTTGAAAGCGCGGCGAGATGACCCAGAAAAGGCTCAATGGTCGTGGCGGTACGTATGGCCGCAGTTAATCGCGGTAGTCATCGCGGGATTGTTACTTCCATTAGTAGTTTCGGACTTGGCGGGCATCGGTGAAATGGCCTTTGGCGCCGCTTGGCTTATTGGCTGGGCAGCAGCAGACATCGGCCGATTCGCAGACAAGATTGTTTTTAAACGTTAATGAAAGTGGTTCTCGTGGGGGGAGCCACCTTGGAGGTTATTATGGCCGACTGGAATGATCCCGCAACATGGGCGCAAGGGTATGATATTATAGGAGGGTTTCCCGGTGTAGCGGGGTTTGGTGATAGACTGTCGTATTTAGACGGCCGTACTTACGCGTTACATTTGGCCCGAGATGGTGGTACCGGATTGGCTGCATATAGACTACGACTTCAAAAGCTAGGAGCTGGTGGTTTCAGTCCTGCAGCAGAGACACTTATTGTCGGGTGTGGTTTTGGTTGGTTGATCGAAGTCTTAGTGGACATTGGAGCTAATAACGTGTGGGGGTCGGACATTAGCACCCCTATTCAAACAGGCCTAATCGATTCGTCAGTAGGTGTCCGAGCAGATATTCAAGCACTTGTTTTAGATATCGACTTTACTGCTCCTAATGCTAAATCTTTGTTTAAGGCAGTAAATGCCGGTAATAAGAGTGGAGCATTTAGGAATGTCGTTACAGAACATTTGTTGGAAGATTGGCCTATTGAAGACATAGACACCGCCCTTGATGCTTGCGACAATTTGCGTGCCCAAGGACAGAGCACTGTCTATCATATGATAACGGCTATGGATTCCCTTGATTCTTCACTTGTCGATAGCGAAATAGCACCCAATAGATTTAACCTGTCGGAATGGGCCGCGTTACGTTCTGAGCACTTCTGGATAGATATTGTGACTGGTAACATTGCGGGTGGTGTATAATGTCTGTATATATACGAAACCCAGGAAGCCTCGCGCGTGGCGCTGCCGTTTTCAAGACGTCTGGCGACACTAAATGTGCGTTTATTACTGATGGCCTGGATCTACGTTTCTATAAAGACATCGATGGATCACCGAGTTTTGTCAGTCCAGCACAAGCCCGCACAGATTGGGCAAATGATGGAGGAGCATATCTGGAGTGGTCTACCGCCGCAATCAACGGTAGTGATTTGGTATACGTCTTCGCACTTAATGGTAACAACTTTGGATATGGTTTATCTTGGAATACTATTTCTGATCCCGATGGAACGCCGGTATGGGGGACATGGGCAGAGATCGATGGAGTACAAAATAAGGCCTCCGTCGGCCCCAGGGTAAGCGTATCTATAAAATCAGATGGCTATCCTATGGTGGTCTGGACATCATCAATTAAAGACATGGGCGTCCCTTACTCACAAATATTCTCATCCGAGTACAATGGCTCAACTTGGTCAACCCCTGCCCAGGTTACAGACGGCGAAACAACGAACTATTACCGTCCTTCTTTCTCTGTAGATAGTTCAGATAACGCGATTTGTGTGTATCAGGATGCCAGTGAAGATACGTACTACAACACCTATAATGGAACGAGCTGGGCGACGGAAACAATCGATGCAGCTACAGCGCTTATGCCCGATCGCGGTATTACCATAAACACGTCGGGCACACCCTATCGTTATCGCGTTGAGAATACTGATAATATTGAAGAGAACGAGATAGACACAGTTTACGATGCAGTTAGAATAAGCCCCTACCTTGATAATGCCACAGGGGATCGTTATGTTTTATATATTGATAGCGATGATTATATTCATCTAATTTCAAATTCCGGCTCTGGGTGGACGGATAAAGGCGTATTGACTACAGGCGTGAATGTCCGGATAGTGGCTGGTTGGTCGTATAATGATCTAAATAATACCCTTACGATTGACTATCTTTATCAGTCGGGGGGCTCGGGCACCACCATTTATTGGGAAGAGTATGTTTTGACGACTCCTATCGATGACCTAACCGCGGTCGATATTTCGACTATACCAGTTCTAGGAACACCGGCAATAGGTCAAGAACACGCTCTAACAGCCACAGAGATAACGGCCAACCCGGTTCTTGATACACCGGCAATAGGTCAAGAACACGCTCTAACAGCCACAGAGATAACGGCCAACCCGGTTCTTGATACACCGGCAATAGGTCAAGAACACGCCCTAACACCCACAGAGATAACGGCCAACCCGGTGCTTGATGCGCCCGCTTTGGGGCAGAAACACGTTCTCACAGCAGTCGATATTTCGGCCACACCAGTCTTAGACACGCCTGTTCTAGCAGAGATTCACAATCTTATAGCAGTCGATATTTCGACCACACCGACCTTAGATACGCCCGCGTTAGGCCAAGAACACGATCTTACCGCAGTCGATATTTCGACCACACCGACCTTAGATACGCCCGCGTTAGGCCAAGAACACGGCCTTACAGCAGTCGATATTTCGACCACGCCGGTATTAGATACTCCAGCGTTAGGCCAAAAACACGCTCTAACAGCAGTCGATATTACCGTTAATCCGGTTTTAGGCACCCCGGTGTGCTTCTCACAAGAGCCAGACGCGCTAACAGCAGTCGATATTTCAACCACACCGGTCTTAGACACGCCTGTAATAGGCCAAGAACACGTCTTAGCGGCCACAGAGATAACGGCTAATTCAGTCTTAGACACGCCTGCGTTAGGCCAAGAACACGTCCTAACAGCCGTCGATATTACTACTAACCCAGTGATAGATACGCCGATTGTTAGTCAGATAGTTGTTCTTACTTCTGTAGGCATAACAACAACTCCAGTAGTAGATACGCCGTCCGTAGGGCAGACACATGCCTTAGACGCCGTCGATATTACTGCTAATTCAGCAGTGGACACACCATCTATAGGCCAAGAACATGCCTTAGACGCCGTCGATATTACTTCTAATCCGGCAGTAGACACACCGATTGCTAGTCAGATAGTTGATCTAATAGCCGTCGATATCTCAACCACACCGGTCTTAGATACGACTGTTTTAACAGAGATTTACAATCTTACGGTAGTCGATATCACAGCTAATCCGGCGCTAGATACACCATCTGTGGGTCAGACACACGTCCTAGATAGTGCGGATATTACTGCTAATCCAGTATTAGGCACGCCTGCTTTGGGCCAGATACACGCCCTAGATGCCGTCGATATTACCGCTAATCCGATTTTAGACGAGCCTACACCCGGGGTGCCGATTCCGGGTTCTCTTAATGTAACCTTTCCATTCCTAACCACAGCCGAAGGGTTTGTGGGATATCCGGAAAATGGGGATGTGGTTCTGTCTTATGATTCAGGGTACGGCAATCCTCTTGGTTCGTTAAAATCACGACTTTCCGGAAGGAAAAATGCAGCAGTATCGTATTGGGAGTGGTCTGGAACTTGGGAGGATCTGGGCATAACCCCTGGGGATATTCTAACGCAGATAAGAATAAATGATGCCGACAATCGATGTACGGAATGGAACGTAGTAGATTCTTGTACTATTGGCCCATATGATATATACGATTCCACCGGAACAATTCTTATAGCTACTTTGTGGGCAGGAAGATCGCCCACTGGCGTAGAAGGAAGCTGGACATCAATAGGTAATCAGTCCTATCAAGCCATTGCGGCTGCGTATGAGGCTAGCGATACTCAGATTCTAATACGTTTACATAACGACTTAGATACGGGTAATAATGCCTCTGCCGCGGTGTCCGTTTATGATGATAGTATATCTTTGGATATTGATTACGTCACTATTGGCTTTCCGGACGCGCTTATAGCCAATGGTATCACAGTCAATCCAGTAGTAGGAACGCCGCCTATAGGGCAAGAGCACGGCTTAGACGCGGTTGATATTACTGTTAATCCAGTACTTGATACGCCACCCATAGGGCAAGAGCACGGCTTAGACGCGGTTGATATTACGGCTAATCCAGTACTTGATACACCGGCGTTAGAAGAGGTCATTGGGGAAAGCAACCTAGTAGCCATAGGGATAACGGCCAATCCAGTCTTAGACACGCCTATAATAGGCCAAGAACACGCCTTCACAGCAGTCGATATTTCGACCACGCCAGTCCTAGACACACCTGCGTTGGCTCAAGAACACGATCTTACCGCAGTCGATATTTCGGTCACGCCAGTCTTGGACACGCCGATACTAGCTGTTGGCGCTCACGTCCTTACAGCAGACGATATTTCGACCACGCCAGTCCTAGACACGCCTGTAATAGGCCAAGAACACGTCTTAGCGGCTACAGAGATAACGGCTAATCCAGTCTTAGATACGCCTGCGTTGGCTCAAGAGCACGCCCTTACAGCAGACGATATTTCGACTACGCCGGTCTTAGACACGCCTGTAATAGGCCAAGAACACGTCTTAGCGGTCACAGAGATAACGGCTAATCCAGTCCTAGACACGCCGCCTATAGGCCAAGAACACGACTTAGACAGTGTCGATATTACCGCTAATCCGGTATTAGATACACCGACTTTGGAAGAAACACACGTCTTAGGTGCGGTTGATATTACCACTAATCCAGTGGTAGATACACCGACGGTGGGGCAAGAACATGCCCTAGATGCGGCCGGTATCACCGCTAATCCCGTATTAGACACACCGACAGTAAGCACGGAAGGACAAGACAATCTAGCCGCTCAAGATATCACAACCACCCCGGTTTTAGATACTCCCGAGCTTGGTCAGATACACGTGCTATCTGCCACTGACATATCTACAACGCCAATAGTAGATACGTCGACATTAACAATCATCTATCACTTAGATGTTACTGAAATTACGGCCACACCGGTTTTAGATACGTCGACATTAACAGTCATCTGTCACTTAGATGCTACTGAAATTACGACCACCCCGGTTTTAGATACGCCTGAGCTTGCTCAGATACATGCGTTATCGGCCACGGATATATCTACAACTCCAATAGTAGATACGCCCATATCAACAATCATTCATCACTTAGAAGCTACTGAAATTACGGCCACCCCGGTTCTTGGTACGCCAGCGTTAGGACAGATACAATCGCTAACTGCGAGCGGGATCTCAACGACACCGGTTCTTGATGTGCCTGATTTAGGTAGTATTCATGCGTTAACTGCTAGCGGGATATTGACTACGCCTCAAATAGATACCCCTGGAATAGGACAGATTCATGTCTTAAGTAGTTCGGATATTTTGGTCTCGCCAATTCTTGGTGTTCCAACGGTCGGTCAGATACATATCGTGACTGCACAAGGAATACTAACAACGCCTGTTCTGGGCGTTCCAGGAATAGATCTATATATGGTCCGGTATCCACCAGACATCCTATTTAGCGCAGTATATCCTACAGCAGAAGTTAGTGCAGTGTATCCTACGGCAGAAGTTAACGCCGTATACCCAGATATTGAAATTAATGTAATCACGGAGGTTTAGACATGCCATACATACCAGATACAGCGTTGGATGCTCTTTTGAATTATATTCAGGATAGCACCACGGTTTTACACATCACAAGTACGGAAGCAATAAATTATACCCAGGCCACGACAACGTACGATCTCGGAAACAAAGCAACCCCGACCATCGCTGAACCAAGTGATCGTGGTGGTGGCGGTCGTGAGATTGTTGTTACAGCGATTACCGACGGTAACGTCACCGGCGACGGCGATGCTGACAGTTGGGCTTTGGTTGACGCGTCAGAACTTTTGGCTGCCGGCCAGCTCAGCGCTCCGCAAACCGTCACTAACGGAAACACCTTTACTTTAGCTCAGTTCGCCATTGGCGTACCTGACGCAGTATAATAAAGGGAGACACCAATGCCTATCAGTACACATCTCGATGAGAAAGCCCCGGAAGGGGGTACGTTTGGCATTAGGTGCGACTTCGTTGAAAAGACACCAGAAGGAGACGTCCCGTTCACCCCAAAAGCTGATCCCGCTTGGAGTTTAAGAGACTCAAGGGGCCAACCAGTTAATGGGAGAACGGGCGTCACCATAACCGCTGCAGAATCGATTACGATCGTTTTGAAAGGCGCTGATCTGGCGTTAACCGGAAGCTCTGCTAGAAGGTATGTGCTCGTCGAGGGCGTATATGACGGTATTCTTGGCACTGACTTGACGGTACTTAAAGAGGTTTCTTTTCAGATAGATAACCTGAGAGGTAGGCCTTAACCGGCAAGGAGGACACATGCCAAGTTTATTTAACAGAGCACGATCGGCATACAAGGTTCTTCGCGGCACACCATTTCGTATCGAAAACGACGAAATGATCACTAGTTACGTTCCGGCAGTGCCGAGTAGTCATCGTATGTCATACGATTCGACATCGAGCGTATTGGCACCAATACAGACACGAATAGCTATAGACGCTGCCAATGTTCCACTTAGGCATGCTAAAGTTGATCAGAAGGGGAAATTCCTCTCGATCAAACAAAGCGAACTTAATGACAGACTTGCTTTAGCAGCCAACATCGATCAGACGGGAACAGCCTTCATTCAGGATGCTGTAATGACTATGCTTGATGGCGGACACGCGGTTTTGTTTCCAACAGAAACGAGTGCCCATCCAAGCACCGGTAATTATGACATACTCTCTATGCGGGTCGGTGTTGTGTCCGAGTGGTTCAATTACAGCGTTAAGGTAGAGGTCTATAATGAATTAGCTGGAAGGAGAACGTCCATCATTGTGCCGAAATCTTATGTGGCAATCATTTACAACCCGCTATATGCAGTTATGAATGAAAGCAACAGCACGATGAAACGTTTGATTGACAAGTTAGCGTTACTAGACATTGCAGACAGTCGTCTGTATAGTGCGCAATTGGATCTGATTGTTCAAATGAGCTATACTGCTAGCACCACTCGAAAGAAGAATGAGGCTAGACGAAGATTAGAAGAACTCGAGGATCAGCTATACAATCGTAAGTATGGTATTGCCTATGTTGGGCATGCCGAGAAGATTACACAGTTAAATCGCCCGGTACCCAATGCTCTGATACAGACAGTAGAGGGTTTGACGGAGAGTCTTCATAGTCAGTTGGGCTTAACCCCGGCTGTCTTCATGGGGACAGCGACGCAAGAAGAAATGCTCGCTTACAACAACAAAACCGTCTACCCCATACTAAGAGCGTTAGCGGAAGGCATGACCGTGTCCTTCTTTAGCAGACCCGCTATTAAGAAAGGGAACACCATAAAGCCGATCCAAGATTTATTCAAAATGGCACCGCTAAGCGAAATAGCGGATGCCGCCGATAAATTAACTCGTAACGAGATAATGAGTTCTAATGAAGTTAGAGCAGAAATCGGCCTTGTGGCTAGCGAAGATCCAAATGCGGACGAGTTGAGGAACAAAAACCTTAACAAGTCGGACCAAATGATAGATGGTGAAGAACCAGAACAACAAGTCGACCCTAATGAAAAGGAGTAATACACCAAATGCCAAAGAAAATTTATGATTTTTCTGGCATTGCCACAGCCTATGAGGTGTTGTGTGACGACGGACGAGTTATTAGAGATGATGCTTTTGGCCATCAAGAAGGCGAAAGAGTAAGCCTCGTATGGCAACATATGCACGGCAACATTACTAATATTTTAGGTCATATAGTCCTGTCTCGTAACGAAGGAACACCCCTCGGAGTAAGAGGCAAAGCCAAATTTCTAAAAACAAGGGAGGGCCAGCAGGCGAAAGAGCTAGTACACGACGGAACAATTGAAGGTTTGTCTATCTGGGCGAACGAAATTCAAGAAGAAGTCGGACGGTTCAAGCTTGAAGATGGCACCTTTGCTACTAAATCGGTAACAGGAGGCGTAATTCGAGAAGTTAGCCTTGTCCCCAGAGGTATGAACCCAGGAGCAAGGATTGACGAAGTCGTTCGTCATTCGACCGATCCCCTAGACCCCGACGTGATGGTCCATGACGGTTTGATTATTCATTCTGGAATCCCCCTCGATCTAGAAGTTGAAGATGAGGAAGAGACCGAAGAAGAGACCGAAGAAGAGACCGAAGAAGAGACCGAAGAGACCGAAGAGACCGAAGAGACCGAAGAAGCTGAAGAAGCTGAAGAAGCTGAAGAAGCGGAAGAAGCCGAAGAGACCGAAGAAGAAATCGTTGAGGAAGAAGCTGAGGAAGAGGCCGAATCTGATGAAGATAAGGCTATTGCTCACGCGGTTGCAGAAGCAGATGAAAGTATTGCTGATGTTCTCGCCACCTTAACGGAAGAACAGAGAGAGGCTGTTGATGTTGTTCTACATAGCGCTTTGATCGGAGAGACATCCCCCGAGTCAGCGAGTGAAGACGGCGAAGACGGCCAGGATCTAGGGGCGGTATTTGATACGCTCACCGATAAACAGAAAGATGTTGTTGAATATCTGGCCGGAACCCTAGCCGAAGTCGACGAAGGCGACGAAGAACCAGAAGAACCAGAAGAATCCATCTCACAAGGAGACCAAGAAATGCCAAGAAATTACAACCCGTTTGAAGCCCCCGCCGGAGATCGTGACATGATCGCCCATGCGAACGTGACTAAACTATTGATGCAAGCCAAGAAGAATAGCCATCCGTCTTTGCGGACCCTTTTTGAAGACAATGAGTATGGCGACGACGTTATTCGTCACAGTATCACTGACATTGATTTTATGTTCCCCGATGCACGAGCAGTTCGGCCGGGTGGTCCGCAGCTTTGGGCTAACCGCGAGCAAGGATGGGTTCGAGGCGTACTCGACAGCGTCCGACCCCGGATGTTTGGCCGAATCAAGAGCTGGTACGCAGATATTTCTGCCGATGCCGCTCGGGCCAAAGGCTGGACTTCGCCCAATCAGAAGGTTGAGGAAGTGCTCGCCATTTTGAAAAGGGTGACGACTCCTCAGACCATCTACAAGTTCCAGAAACTAGATCGCGACGACGTCATCGACATCAGCGACTTTAACGTCGTGGTGTGGTTGAAGGCCGAAATGCGCATGATGCTTGATGAGGAATTGGCGAGGGCCATTCTCATCGGCGATGGTCGCTCTGGCGTAGATGACGACAAAATCGTCGAAACAAACGTCCGCCCGATTTACAACGACTCCGACGTTTACACCCACAAAGCCCAGCACAATGACGCCGGCTCCCTATTCGACTGGTCTGCCGCCACCGATGCTCAGGTTCTATCTTTCGTCGATCATATTTCCTTCGCAATGTCCTATTACCAAGGTTCCGGTTCGCCAACTCTGTATTGCGATCCCGCTCTGGTAAGCCTGATGCTGCAAGTTCGAGATACGACCAATCGTCGAATTCACGATAGTGTCGCCTCTCTGGCTGCTGCTATGCGTGTTAGCAAGATTATCGAGGTTCCGGTCATCGCTGGCTTGGAAGACACCGGTGTTGTTGACCCGAGTGGTTTGGATCAGGGTGGCGCTGCTATTCCCGCAGGCACCTATGATATCGCCACATTGGGCATCATAGTCAACCTACAAGACTACGTTGTAGGCGCCGATAAAGGCGGAGAAACTACCTTCTTTGAGGATTTCGACTTGAACTTCAACAAACTCGAATACCTGATTGAGACGCGTATTTCTGGCGCCCTGGTTTCCCCGAAGAGCGCTATTGCTGTCCAGCTAATCACAGCTAAGACTGCATAGCGATGAGATTTTCGGGTAAAATCGGGATTGCGCTTGGGCCCAAAGAGACATCTCCTGGAATTCATGAAGAACAGTTCAAGGAGATAGAAGTTACTGGCACGGTTCGTCGCGATAACGCACGATGGTCCAGTATGAAATCTCGAGATGCCCGTGCAAAACACATCCTGAGTATGTTTCCCCCCGAAAGCTCAACAGTAGACATAAACGAGGTGGTCTATATTTGGTGGAAGAATCGGCGATGGTCGGTTATTGACATCGAATATTTACCGCCTCGTGTTCAATTGACCCTGGGGGGTTTATACAATGGATAAAGAAGAAGTACGTCTAGTTTTACAGACAGCTCTCGAAGTTGCATTTCCAGACTTATCTGTGATATTTAGACCCTCAGGAAACTACAAACTCATATATCCCTGTGTGACATACGAACCTAAGACAGAGGAACCGAGTTTCGCCAACAACCAACCATATACTATTGGAACGCAGTTTCAAGTGATGTTCATCAGTCATGTTCCTGGTTACACCGGTACAAGACTGATATATTCGCTGATGCCGCAGGTTGTTGTAGTTAGAAACAATAGTTTTACGACTAATGACCTCGTTCACGATGTCTTTACCGTATCCGTCCACACAACATAGGAGAAATAAACAATGGCACAACTATTAACCTGGAACGCGGCCGCCGATAAGAAATTCGAATCCGGCCTCGATCAAGGCGTCCTGTATGTTCAGGCTGCCGGGCTTTACCCAGATGGGAAAGCTTGGGAAGGTCTGATTAACGTTACTGAAAAACCCTCGGGCGCCGAAATTACAGATCTCTGGGCCAACAACGCGAAGTATTCGGCGTTGGTCGCAGTTGAAACCTTCGATATATCAATCGAAGCCTATACTTTCCCAGAAGAATTCCTGGCTTGCCTGGGAATGGTACCTGACAGCACTGATCCGGGCGTTATCCTCGGCCAGCAGCAGCGGGTATCGTTTGGTTTGGCTTACCGTTCGTATTACGGCAGCGATGCCGACGGATCGCAAGCCAACTTCAAGCTACACCTTGTTTATGGTTTGATTGCGCAGCCTTCCGAGGTCTCACGCGCCACCATTAACGATTCACCAGAAGCTGCGACGATGACCTTCGAAGCCAAGTCGACACCTGTGGCAGTCACCGGTAGCGCACCAGTTTCGAAAATCACCATCGACGAGAGTGTTTTGACTGCTGGTAACCTGACAGCTATTACGGATGTCCTCTACGGGACCGACCCGACGCCGCTCGCTCAGTTACCCCTGCCCGACGCCCTCATCGCCCTGCTTACCTAATATTAATCTTAAAAGGAGATTTGAAACGTGTTAAAGAAAACAATCAAGTTCAATGGTTTTGATGGCAAGCCCGCCGAAGAGGTCTGGTACTTTAATCTTACCGAGGTCGAAGTGACCCGTTTAGATGCCGAGTTCGAACCTGGTCTGGGCGAGTATGTCCAGAATTTCGACGAGAATACCTCCGCGGAAGAGCTCCTGGAGCTGTTTGAGAGACTGATTCAGATGTCTGTCGGCACCAAGAGTCCGGACGGTAGTCGCTTTGTCAAGAACCAGGATGTTGTAAATGACTTCCTAGCATCCGCGGCATATAGTGCCCTATTCGCTCAGTTGGCCACGTCCCCCGAGTTGGCCGAAGAGTTCTTCAATGGGGTATTAACGAAGACATTCATTGAGCCTAAATCCCTAGGCTAGGCCCAATCGAATATGCACAACAACGGAGATAGAGAATGCTCACATTAAATGTAGCTGAACAAGAGTTTTATGACGCAGACAAAAACACCTTTTTCCAGTCAAAACCTGTGAAAGCTCAGTTAGAGCATTCTCTAATCTCTATGTCGAAGTGGGAGGCGCTTTGGTGCAAACCTTTTCTCCCAGTGAAAAACAAAGAAAAAGGTATAGAAACACACGAGCAGGAATTATCATATATACGTTGTATGATCATTGGCAGGGTAGACCCCCATATGCCTAGTGTTTTATACCGAGACCATGGACAGGAAATACGAGACTATATTGCCGCCCCCAACACCGCAACAACTATCTATAACGCAGACGTACCGGGGCGCGCGTCGAGAGCGGTCATTACCACAGAAGTAATTTATTATTGGATGGTTCGATTCAACATCCCAAATGAGTATGAGAGGTGGCACATTAATCGATTGCTAACTCTTGTAAACATATGTAACATAAAAGAAAAAGAAGCCTCCGGCAAGAACAAGATGACGCCGGCGGATGCTGCTAGACATCAATACTTAGCGAATAAAGCGAGGGGTGGCGGATGATAAAAGCTAAGGTTCCAGACTTTAGAAAGACATTTAAATTCCTTGAAATGATAGACAAATACGACCCAAAACCCATATTAGAAAAGTACGGGGCGCTGGGAGTTTCCGCTCTCGCCAAGGCCACCCCCATAGATAGTGGTGAGACGGCCGCCGGCTGGTCTTACGAGGTTAGAGGTAGTAAAAATTACTATCAATTGATTTGGAAGAATAATAAGATGGCGGGAACAGCTCCCCTGGTTCTTCTTATACAATATGGTCACGCAACAAGAGGTGGTTCGTTCGTACCCGGTCGGGATATAATAAATCCTGCATTAATACCGATATACGACGGCCTTCATGAAGAATTGGTGGAGGAGGCCCTTCGATGAGTAACACTACAATTGAAAAAAATATCGTCCAATTGGAATTCGACGCCAAGAAGTTTAGAGATGGCGTAAAAAAATCCACGGACGATTTATCAGAATTTAAAAGGAACATCGACTTTACTAAGTCGGAACAAGCATTCGCAAATTTAGACAAGGTGGCGAAGATAGACTTTTCTACTATGGCGAACAGTCTAGAGTCTATAAATAGTAAGCTAAGTATAATGGGTGTCGCAGCGGGCGTAATAATAGCGAAGATTACAGAGGCGGTTATTGGCGGTGCGAAAAAACTCGCTGGTACTGTGCTTTTTGGCGCGGCTGCGGATGGTTTCGGGGAATACGAAACACAGCTTAACGCAGTTCAGACAATCCTTGCCAACACTGCGAAGGCGGGAACAAATCTTCAAGATGTGACTGATGCGCTCGACGAATTGAACGAATACGCCGATTTAACCATATATAATTTCACAGAGATGACTAAGAACATCGGTACCTTCACGGCAGCCGGTGTGGACCTCGATACGTCCGTTCAGGCGATTAAGGGTATTGCAAATTTGGCCGCTGTCTCTGGTTCAAGTTCAGTACAGGCCGCAACGGCAATGTACCAGTTAAGCCAGGCCCTTTCTACTGGAACAGTTAAACTTATGGATTGGAATAGCGTTCAAAGTGCTGGTTTGGGCGGACAACTATTCCAGGATGCCTTGATCACAACGGCCAAGGTGCACAGAGTTGCTGTAAGCGACATGACCGCCGCGCAAAATGATTTCCGCGGAAGTCTTAACACCGGGTGGTTATCTTCGGAAATTCTATTGGAGACCCTATCTCAATTCACGGGCGATCTAACAGATTCCCAATTAGAATCGATGGGGTATACCGCAGAGCAAATCGTTGAGATTCAAAAACTGGCTGTCATTGCGAACGACGCAGCAACCAAGGTCAAGACCTTCACGGCCCTAAAAGACACGCTAGGGGAAGCCCTGGGGAGTGGTTGGGCCACGAGTTGGCGACTTATATTTGGCGATTTCGAACAGGCTAAAGAATTATGGGGCGGTGTTGCCGGTCTGATCGGCGGCGTAATCGATGCCTCATCTGATGCCAGAAACAATTTACTTGAGACGTGGGAGAGGCTGGGGGGCAGGAATAAACTTGTATCGGCCTTTATGGATATGCTGGGCGGCATGGTCGGTCTTTTGGATCGTGTTACCTGGGCGTTTAGAGAAGTCTTTGGCAGTATGGACGTTACGGATTTATTCCAAATAACCTATCTCTTCCAACGAATTGGTTGGTTTCTAAGTGATGCTGGCGATAATTCAAGACGATTCGGGAACAGCATGCGGGGGCTCTTTGCGGCCATAGCTATTGTGTTTATGGTTGTAAAGGCTGTATTAAAGCCTATTGTTGCGCTTATCGGAACACTCTTTAAGGGCAGCGGTTCTGTGTTAGACTTTACGTCTGGCCTGGGTACTGCTATATTCCAATTCAAAGAGTTTGCGGAGAACACTGGTTTCTTCGACAAAGTTGTTGCCGATGTCATCGAAAAAGTAGGGGAGTTTATCGATAAAGTTAGATCATTGGTTGACGCGTTTTTAGAGTTAAAACTCATTAACAAAGTTGTCCAGTGGTTACAACAACTAGATAAGGGAGACTGGCTAAACGTTCTAGAAGTGGCCAAAACAATTCTTACGGCCCTTATAGCCCCATTCTACCTACTGGCGGTCGGCGCACAGATGCTATATGCGGAAATAGTCAAACTAAAGATTGTTAAAGACATTGTGGCCTGGTTCAATAATATAGATTGGCAAGCTACAGCACAATACTTTAGGGATATGGCTGTTGAGATAGGGGACTTCTTCGCTGAGATTCGCGATGGTGGAATCGCGGCGCTGGGGGATTTCAATGCTTTTATAGAAGAGACGATTGTGAAGGTTAAAGAGTTATGGGAGGAATTCCAAAATTCTGACGTCCTAGAATCTTTTCTTGGGTTAGTGAACACCTTTGATGGTCGTCGAATAAAGCAATTTGGAGCTGACGCCAAAGAAGGTTTTAGTTGGATAGATGGTTTAAAAGAATCGAAATTTGGTCTGTGGGCCGCCAAAACTTTTGATGATGCCGGAGCCAAAGCAAAAGAATTTGGTGCCGGACTTCTCGAAGCACTAACGGAAGCCTTCAACTACCTTGCTGAGAACGCTGACAATATCGACTATTCTCACCTATTCGATATAATCAATACCGGTTTGTTAGCCGGCGCCGTTCTGTCCATACGAAAGATCGCTAGTGGCGACTTCTTAAGCGGAGCCATTGACGATTCCGATTTCGGAGAAGGCATTATAGATGTATTCGATAAACTAGAAGGTACCATAGGATCATTCCAGAACAACATACGTGCGGACACGCTACAAAAGATAGCTATATCTATAGCCCTCTTGGCGGCTTCTGTCTTCCTACTCACCCTAATCGATAGTACGAAATTGACGACTGCTACCGCATCAATCGCAGCCATGCTCCTTGTGTTATTTGGTGCGTCAGGTGCTTTGAAAATGGTAAAACCACAAGACGCGATTAAGTCTGCGGTTGCAATAGTTGGTTTATCCATAGCTGTCGGTTTTATGGCGCTCGCCCTAAAAGTTATGTCGGGTATCGATGCAGACGCAATGGAACAAGGTATAGGGGCTATAATAGCTTCCTTAATTGTTTTAGTTGGGGCAGTTCGTGGAATGAAAACAGGCAAGGGAACACTTAAAAGCATATTAGTTATGCAGGGTTTAGCACTAGCTCTATTGGGAATATGGGGAGTTGTTAAGCTATTCGGCGAAACTGATCCTGTAACATTGGGCCTCGGTTTAGCTTCAGTGGCGGCTTCAGTGGCTATCCTAACTGGTTCTCTAGCTATATTGTCTAAAACTGGTGGCGATAAGAATAGTAGTCTCAAGGCCTCAATAGCTATGCTCGCTATAGCTAAATCATTAGACAAATTACATGAGGTTGTTGTTAAATTCGGAACAACTAAATGGGAAATCATACGGCAAGGCTTAGCTGTGGTCGCGGGAGTTATGGCTGGAATGGCTCTTTTCTCTAAATTCGTGAAGACGGACAAGATTCTACAAGCAGCCGGGGCAATGTTGGTTATGGGTATAGCCCTCCTCGTTATACAAAAGGCCGTAGAGGCATTCGGAAAGATGAATCTGATGCAGCTTGTTGTCGGCTTAGTAGCCATCACCATAGTAATAGTCTTACTTGCGATAGCCGGAAAGCTTATGACAACCGCCATGCCAGGCGCATTAGCCATGATAGTTATGGCTGGAGCTTTGGTTATATTAGGCGTTGCGTTGAAGATCATTGGTGGGATTCCAATACACCAATTAATAGCTGCCCTCGCTGCAATAGCCATAGCGCTACTTATATTCATCGTAGCTGGCTACTTGTTAGCCCCTATAGTTATAGTTCTAATGGCTTTCGGCCTCGCTTTGATGATGATGGGCGCTGGCGCCGCTCTATTCGGCTTTGGCATATTCTTGGCAGCAACTGGGCTGGCAGCACTCGCTGGCGCGTTTGTTCTTGTTGGATCTGCCCTTGCCGTCATTGGTCCCGCTATTGTGCAATGGGTGCCTAAGATGGCGATAGCTATAGCAGAAGGCATAACCCAATTCATCATAACTATAGCTGAGAAGATTCCGGAGATTGTCAAGGCTGGTAAGGACATCCTTTTGGCTATAATCGAAGGTTTCACAACACTCCTTCCTGATATAATGCTTCTGGTAGGACAGATGATAGTTGACTTTTTACAGGTTATTGTCGACCTTTTACCTGATATAATTCAGGCTGGCTATGATATTCTTTTGGGCATCATGAAGGGTATCGAAGATAATATCAAAGACATCGTTACTACGGCTCTCAGTATTATCACTCAGTTCATCGAAGGGATAACTGAGGGGTTACCACAGATCGTAGAATCGGCGGTTGAGTTATATTTCACATTCCTCGAAACTATCGAATCAGAGGTTATAACCCAAAAGAACATTGAGCGGGTGATGGAAATTGGATTCAGTATAGCGGGAAACATCATACAAGGTTTGATAAACGGCCTCGGGGCTGGCGCCGGTAGAATTTGGACTGCTATTCAGGGTCTTATCGGTGGAGCTAAGAATGAGATGGAAGAAGGATTCGAAGAAGAATCCCCATCCAAATGGACCTATCGAGTCGGCAAGAATCTTATTGCTGGTTTGGTAAATTCTATTAGACACGGTGTTACCACCACTAGGGGCGCTATTTCAGACTTTGTAAGAGATAGTAAGAAACAATTCGACCCGTTAATCTCATTACTGTCAGACGAACTTAATGATGCAATAGAACTTAGACCGCTCATATCTCCTGTCATGGACCTTAGTAGCGTTACCGCCGGCGCTGGATTAATCCAGAGTGCGTTCGGAAATGTTTCTATATCCTCAGACCTGGCCAGCATCGGAGTACGAACAAGCGATGCGGATGGTGATGGCTTAGATAATGACGATGACGGAAAAGATGGTGTTGTTTACAATCAGTATAATTACTCGCCGAAGGCTCTGGATCGTGCCGAAATCTACAGGCAGACCCGGACGCAAGTGGCTAATCTTTCAAGGAAGGTATTCGAAAAATGATACAAACGTTATGGGCCACAAACCCTGACGGAAACACCCTTGAGTTAAATTTGAGGAGCTCGGAAGAAGATCACGGGCTCCTCGTTTTTAATATGTCCGGACTGGGTCCCCCTAAAGGTACCGTTACTGGTACGGCGGGACCTGGTTATGACGGCATGCGGGGTACTTTTGTCAGGACAGATGCGAGACATATAATCTTAACTTTAGCAGTAACAGCGACAGGAGATGCCGAAGAGACAGCGAAACAGTTGATATATGACTATTTCCCAATAAAAGGAACGATTGTCTTAGGTATAACCACTGACGCGAAGGATGTTTATACGGAGGCCATAGTTGAAACGAACGAATTCAATCAATTCGCCAAGGTAGAGAACGCGGTCATTGGACTATATTGTGCAAATCCATGGTTCTTAGACTTACTGTCAGACGAAGTATCACTCCCAATGAATACTGAGAAAAATATTCCCTATAATGGAGACGTTTCTACCGGTGTTTATATGAGTCTTACTTTTGGTGGAACCGTAAGTAACGTTTATATAACCAATGATAATGGGGGTCAAGCCCTATACATAGATCTTTCTTCTGTTGGTCCCGCTCTCATTGGCGACAAGTTATACATAGACACTCGTATTGGCCAAAAATCGATCATATTCGAGACATTTTTTGGAATCCAAACGAGCCTACTCCCAGCTTTGGGTATGGGCGATGACTGGATACAACTCCACCGTGGAGATAATAATATCGAAATGGCTGCGTCAGTTAATCCCGACTCAAGTAGACCGTCCAACCTGGTTGCTTATTACCCAGGTAATGAGGTGCATGGGGGGAAACTTTTAGAGCATCATGCCGGAAAGGATCTTATAAGATCCAGCGGCGCCATCGGTTCGGGTCCAGGACTTAACATTTTTCGTTATCCTACGGCTCGAGATTTTCCAGGTACTACTGACAGCCTCTTTGAAAACTCAGCCCCTGACCCAGATCTTTGCCCGGTAGGAGATTTTAGCATTGTTTTTTGGGCTAATGTGGATGTTTTTTCTGATTACAACTATATAATGCACACCGTGGACGCCGCCGGAGACAATGGTTATTGGCTTAGGGCAAGAAGCGACGGAAACTTACAATTTAATATTGCAAGCGGTGGTGTGGATTTAACCCGTAACCTTCCTATGGCTACGGCCGGGACTTGGGCCATTTACTACCTTTGGTACGATGTGGCTGCAGACTACTTTTATATGCAAAAAGACGATGGTACGCCGGTAACTAAACTTATACTCGACCCACCACTTGCTTATAGTAGTTCAAAAACCTTTATAGGTGGAATATCTAGTGGCGATGAGTTCGATGGTCGACTACAATCTATAATGTTTTACGATGGTCTTCTTACCGGTGCAAATTTTACCTGGCTGCGTAATATTGGTAACGGAAGAACCTATGCAGAAACTGCCGGTGTAGTGGAAACAAAAATGACCTTCAGTACGAAATTCCAAGGAGTTTAATATGTCCACCAATCCCCTAAAAACAAATCTTGTTGCCTGGTGGACTCTTGACGAGGAAAGCGGCCAACGTAATGACAGCTTTTCAGGTAACCATCTGACCGCCAACGGCTCGATATCGTTTGACCCGGATGGAAAGCAGGACAACGCCGCGTGGGCCAACAATCCAGGAAACGAGGGCAGATATTTAACCAGGACGGATAATGCCGACTTAAGTATGGGTGATATCGATTTCACTATTGGGGGTTGGTTTAAACCATTATCACTCAACCAGTTCCCAATTAATCAACATCGGCTAATTGGTAAAGCGACAACCTTAACTAGAGAATATTATATAAGTATTAGCGGCTCCAAACCAGAAATTCACTTTTCCGTTTCAGCAGATGGTTCGAGTACCGTTACCACTGTCAGTAGCGGGGTTATTGCTGCAGTTAATACTTGGTACTTTATTATTGCTTGGCATAACGCAGCCACAAACCAAATATTCATCCAGGTCAATAATGCTCCCCCCGTTCCAAAAGCGCACTTTGGTGGTGTATTTGACGGTGCACACGATTTCGCTATCGGTGGCAGGCATGGTGGTACGAATAGATTCTTTGACGGTTTGATCGATGAGTGTTTCGTATATAAAAGAATTCTTACTTCTTCCGAACGCATGTGGTTATGGGGAGGTAGTTCTGGTCGAACATATTCGGAGCTTGTCGCACCGGCGGCAGTAGGAACCAATCCTGGAGACTTCGCATTACGAGCGTGGTGGAAAATGGACGAGGACGCTGGTGAAAATCGTCTAAATTCCGATCCGGATTCAGGGGTATTAACTCTGTTCGACTTCAATGGGGTCCAGGCTGGATCAGTGCAACAAAGACACTCAATTATCCCGAATTACGCAGACTTCTTTTCGGGTGATAGCGATTACTTACGCAGTATCGATAACTTGGGTTGGCTTAGTCCAGGTGATGAACATTTTTCTCTGGGTGTTTGGATGCGGCCCGGCAAGGTTGAGCTATTCAACCAAGTACTTGGGAGATGGAGTGATGCCGGGGGCGATGCCGAATGGATTCTTCAAATAGCAAACAACAAGGCTCGTTTTGCAGTAAACGACGGGTCAAGTAACTATATTGCAGACGCAACAAACTTCGGCAACTTAACCAATGGTACATGGTACTTTATTACCGCCACCTATAACGCAACTACTAATGCGATTAGAGTGGGTGTCAATGGTGTTTATAACTCTGTGGCAGGTCCGACGGCCATAAATGAGACGGACACGATGTTCTTTGTCGGGTCGTGGGGAGATTTAACAAATTTCTACGCTGGAAAAATGGACAATCTCTTTATCTACATGGGTCGTTACTTAACCGATGAGGAGTTTTCTTGGATATACAACTATGGCCATGGTCGGCGATATGAAGATATAATTGAGATGCCACCCCCGGCAATCGTTGTTGATACCGGGGTCGAGAGACCGATAGTCTATGTTTATAACGAGGCCTTTGAGCCGGTAGGAGCAATAGACGACTATTATTCTCTGAATTGGGCGGAACGATATAACGAACTCGGCGATTTCGAATTGGAGTTGCCGATAAGTTATCTAGCCGACCCTCTCGCGAGTAGTCACCAATTAATAACCTTCGGGAACTTCCTATATATTACTAACTCCGATAAGATTATGATTATCGAAGAGATAAAACCAGAAACCACAACCGATAAAACTAGCTTGTTAGTCAACGGTCGATCTGCGGAAAGCATATTCGAGAGACGAGTTCTGTTGAACCCTGTCACTTGGAATCAGGGGTCAGAGCTCTTAGTGTACGCCCTTATCAATAATCATGTACGGAATCCAGCAGATGCGGATAGAAAGATCGCTCTTTTTGATACGGTTGAAACGTGGCCTCCTGCCATGTTATCACCGACATCGATTGAGGAACAGTTTGACATACAAGATATCTATTCGGTTGTTGAAGCCGTTTGTAAAAGAGTGGATTTTGGTTTTAAAGTCATCCTTGATTTTGATAATTTAGACTTATATTTCTATATGTATGAGGGCGAAGATAGATCTATCGGTCAAATAGAAAATGCGTGGGTGGCTTTTTCACACGATCTTGACAATGTTTTGGATAGTTCATTCTACTCATCTGAATTGGATAAAGTGAATGTAACATACGTAGTTACTGGGGATGATGTTCACGATCAAACTTTTGTCTGGAATGGCGCCGAGCCAACGGGGATAAATAGATTCGAGGGTTCTTTGAACACTACGGTAGACAGAGATTCAGACGGAGACGGTGGCGATGATCTGACAGATTCGGAGATTCTAGCTATTATTCAAACCCGTGGCGAAACAGTAATAAAAGAAGGAACCCCGTTCGGAATTTTCGAAGGGGACTTTGTGGCTCGAGGGACCTTTGTGTATAACGAAGACTTCTTCATGGGCGACATAGTTCAATGCGTTATGCACGGACAGGATACAAGGGCCCGAGTAATCGAGTTAGTTCGATCATATTCTACTGAAGGCGAAAAGCTTTATCTCGCTTTCGATTTTCTGGTGTAAGGAGTAAACATGACATGCATGATAAATGGGTAGAAAGTATTCTCAGCAACAATATGAGCATACTCCTTGCGGGACTCGCGTTTCTATTAGTATTTCTATATTCGATAGACTTGTTTTTGATAAAGACCGGCGTAAAGCAGGTTATGCGAAGAGAAGGAGTCGTCATTAGACTTATCAATTGGCTCGCGTTTGGATTCATTTTTCTGCTTTTTGGGCAGATTATACCGCTAAAAGACCTCCCTACATGGCGAGCCGCGGCTAGAATGGCGCTCGGATTCTTGATGCTGTCAGAGGCTGTGTTTGAAATAATAACGCTGATCCCAGCAATAAAGAGGGTGCTATGGAAGAAGGAAATCTGATATTGATAGTTGTGGCCGCAATAGGCTTCATACAAGTAACTTTCGCCGCGATTTTAGCATATCTCAATAATAGATCCAGCGCAAGAAAGGATGACGAATCCGTTTACGCGGGCCTTGTCGACCGGTTGGAAAAACGACTGGAAGAAGAGTGTGATCGTATTGCGGTGTTAGAAGAGAAGTGCGATAAGTACGAAGATCTCTTGCATAGGTAT